GGCTAGAAAACCAAGTTGAAAAGCATGGCTGTGATATATTTCATGCTGTTAAGGGTGACCAAAGGCAAGAGGGTATATTAGACGATATAAAAGACTTACGAGCCTATTTGTTATTGGTCGAAGCCGAAATGACTATAGTATTAGAAAGAACAAAGAAAGGTTTACAAGTTGGACAAAAGTAGGTTATCATCTTTTCAACAGAAAGGTAATAAAGAAATGCGTAAGGTTAAAAACCCATTACAGCCACCTTTATTTGCTCCTGATAGTTCATGGACACCTCCAGAAATATTACCTGACCTATCCTCTGCTAAAGAAATAGCTATTGACCTTGAAACATGGGATCCAAACCTTAAAAATAAAGGTGCAGGTTGGGCAAGAAAAGATGGAGAGATTGTAGGGATCGCTGTAGCTACAGAAGGCTGGAAAGGTTATCTTCCTATTCGACACCGTGGAGGTGGTAATTTAGACGAAACTCTAGTTTTTAATTGGTTAAGAGATGTAGCAAAAACTAAAGCAGATAAAGTATGTCACAATGCTTCTTACGACATAGGTTGGTTAAAAGCAGAGGGTATAAATGTTCAAGGTCGTATTATAGATACGATGGTTGCAGCACCCTTAATAGATGAAAATAGATTTAGTTATTCTTTAAACAATTTAGGAAAGTCTTATTTACAGGAGACAAAGAACGAAGGAATGCTGTATGATGCTGCTCAAGCGTGGAATGTAGATGCAAAAAGTGGATTACATGAATTACCAGCAATGTACGTTGGTCAATATGCTGAACAAGATGCAGCACTGACTTTACGTTTATGGAAGTGGCAAAAGACAGAACTTTCTAAGCAAGACTTATGGTCTATCTTTGATCTTGAATCGTCTATTACACCCTTATTAATAGAGATGAGATATCGTGGTGTGCGAATAGACTTAGAGGCTACACAAAAATTATCAAAACACTTTCAGGCAAAAGAGATAGAGTCTCTTCATCGCATAAAGCAATTAGTGGGTAACGAAGTAGAAATTTGGGCTAATGCATCTATAGAAAAAGCATTCAAAAAGCTCAACTTATCATACACCTATACAGAAAAAGGTTCTCCTTCATTCCAACAATCGTGGCTTGAGACGCATGAACATGAGTTTCCACAGTTAATTGTAAAAGCAAGAAAGATGAATAAAGCTCGCACTACCTTTATAGATGGTATGCTTATGAGCAATCAACAGACAGGTCGGATTCATGCAGAACTTCACCCCTTACGTTCTGATGATGGGGGAACGGTTACTGGACGATTTAGTTACAGTAACCCGAACCTCCAACAAGTGCCAGCACGAGATCCAGAAATTGGTGCTGCAATCAGGTCACTCTTCATACCCGAAGACAACTGTGAGTGGGGAGCATTTGATTATTCCCAGCAAGAACCAAGACTCGTTGTTCATTATGCAGAGTTGATGGGATTGAGAGGAGCAGAAGATGCTGCAAATGCTTTTAGAGACGGAGATGCAGATTTCCATCAAGTCGTAGCTGATATGGCAGGAATAAAAAGAAAGCAAGCAAAGAATATTAATCTTGGTTTGTTTTATTCTATGGGTGTAAAAAAGCTATCGGAAAGTCTAGGTTTAACCTTAGACGAAGGAAAAGACTTATTTGCCCAATACCATGAAAGAGTTCCTTTTGTAAAAGCCCTTAGTGAGCGTGCAATACGTCGAGCATCAACACAGGGAAGTATACGAACCTTATTAGGAAGACAATGTCGTTTTGATAAGTGGGAGCCAACACAGTTCGGTACACGAAAAATTATGGATCATAAAACTGCGTATGCTGAATACGGCAATGGTATAAAAAGGGCTTTTACTCATAAAGCTATGAACAGGCTAATACAAGGAAGTGCTGCAGATATGACAAAGAAAGCGATGCAGTTACTTTATCAAGAGGGTATCATTCCCCATATCCAAGTACATGACGAATTAGATTTTTCTATTGAGTCACACGCACAAGCTGTAAGAATAAAAGAAATTATGGAACACTGTGTTGAATTACAAGTTCCTGTAAAAGTAGACGTTGATCTTGGTCCAAACTGGGGCGAGGCAAAAGATGCAGCAAAAGTGATAAAACACGCAGAGTCTACAAGAGGGTGGACTAGAGGATCAGAGTCAGAGTATACAAAGCAAGCAGTGTAAGCATAAAAAGCAGGCTTTTCTTATTTTATTCTTTATTTTTCGCCTATATAATTAAATTTTAAATAGGAGTAAAAATGTCACAAAAACTAGCAGAAGTAAAAATCCCAATAACAATGGCAGTAGTTCTATGGAAGGCTTTACGAGAAAGTAATGCCCCAGAAGTTGATCTACTTGCTGCGTGTATGATTACGCAAGGTTATGAAATAGACGGATCACCTGAGGAAATTTATGATTACTATAAAGAATACTTAATCGCTAATGGTCTTCTTCAAGAGGACTTAAATAACACAGCTTAATAAAGGTATTATATTAGAAAGGAAGAAAATGGAAAAACTAAAAACAGAGGTAGATGAACACTTAGAAAATATGATGGAGTTTTTAATTCTATCAGCTAAACTAGCAGCAAAAGCAAAAGCCTCAGCTCTTGAAACTATTAGCGATATAAAGGATATAAGAACTAGATGGTCTCTTCTAATAGAGAAAAATCCTGGACGAGAGTTCCAAATCCGAAGACAGTATTTAGGTTATATGCGTGGTTCAATAGATACCTATAAGTATCACATGAAGAATGTAAAGTGGGCTAAAGATATTATATATCGGAAAATTGATATTTTAAAATATGGAGGGTTTTTATAATGGCTACTATGGAAGAGCGACGCCAGTGGATGGATCCAGATCAAAGGGAAAAACTTAAAGAACCTAAGTTGTATTATTATATTGGTCAGATAGAAGAAAAAACTGGCGAGCATAATTTCGACTGCACTATTGTTTGGTCTGGAGAACAGCCCCATCAACCAAATTTATATGGTGACGATAAGCAAGAGCGTGACTGTGCTGCTGCAGACTTTTTGGATGAGCAGTGTAAGTTTTGGTATGGTGGGGAAGAAGACGATGAAGGAACTATACATTCTCATGACTATAATGAGGATAGTGGGTGGTATTCTAAAGACTATGACGAATATGCATGGCGATATGGTGGTTTTAAAGAAATTTCTAAAAAAACTTTTAAAGAAGTTCAGCCTTTTGTTACAGATATGACTGGTTGTTATAAGTGGAAGAATGGCCAATGATAGATAAACCTTTATTAGCAAATGAATTAATCTCAGCTTTATCAAACCCTACTCGTGGCATAGCAAGATATATTTCTGGTAAGTATGCTACTGCTATGAGTAAAAACATACAAGTTGATATAGTTCAAGCTCAAAAATTTTTGTTAAGCGATAATCTTTTAAACCATACTGTACGAGCAAGCCATGTAGAGCCAAAGTATCTATTAGAAGGATTGCGTAACGCTAGACCTCCTTTTAATAACATGTGGGTTGAATGGAATGAAAAAGAAAGGGTAACAAAAAATAGAAAAGAAATGATAAAACTTCTTAAAGAAAAAGGCGAGACAGCAGAAGTGGAACCCTTAGACTTAGAAGCCATTCCTGATAGGGTTGGTTATCATATAAAGAGACTAGATGAAGAGTTTACTTCAACAGAAGTTCTTTATACTTGCTTTTTTCAAATGGAAGACAAACGGTTTTATTGTTCAGAAATGGGTTTTAGTATTAATTACAACTGCGATTATAGTTTTGAAAATTTTCAAAAATCTTGGGAAAGTCAAAACAATAAAGCCTCTGATTGTTCTGAAGAACGATTCTATACTGATGCTAGTCTTAATGGAGCTAAAATGCTTGGTCTTGGTTACACAAGTCTTTTTATGGATGGTACAACAAAAGAGGACATTTATTTAAAAGAAATATTTACAAATCTTATTCCAGTACAAACGTGTGCAACACATTGGACTAGATCAGCTGAGTCCTTTCTTAGCCCTGTTCAGCAAGAAGACATAGAGAGACATCGAGCAGATTTAGAAAGTTTATCTGGCGATCCTCGTTTTCTAATCGCATTATTAAATATGCTAAATTATGATTTAATATCTACTGAAACCGTAATACCCCCTAAAGAAATAACGCATTTATATCTTAGTCGATCAGTTCCTAAGAATGAGTATAAGATTGTTGAGATTAATCTACCAAAACCAAGAGGTAAACGAGTTTATAATAGAATGTTTACAGGTCAAGGTGCACCCAAACGTGAACACTGGAGACGAGGACACTGGAGACGAGTTCATGATAAAAGAGGTAAGCTGATTAAACGTGTTTGGATTGGAGAACAAAAGGTCGGTGATAAAAAGCTAGGCAAAATTATACACGATTATGAATTAGTCAAAAAGCAGCAGTAAAAACATTATTTTCTAGTTTTATTGTAGTTATTATTTTACTATAATATAAGTATATCTCAGCTAAGATACTGAGAATAACTTTTAGAAAGGAAGAAAATGTCAAAATATTCATTAGAAGCCAAGTACGAAGTCCATTCTTGTTATGAGATAGACTTCAATATCCAAGAAGTTTTTGCATGGTGGGTAAAATACGATACCTTGTATGTTATCCATAAAAAAGGGGGTGATACTGAGATGTTTTCACCTAATTATCCTGCCCGAGATACCGACTTTAAGCATGCCGTTGCTTATTATCAAAATGCAGCACCTGTAGAAGAAAAAACTTTATTTTCAACCTTGGAGGACTAAATGGCTTTAAACTTAACGTATAAAAAAACATTAGGGCGATCTTTTCGTGCTGCACCTAATGCTTTAGAATTAGTAGTGTCTCATGATTGGGCAGCTATGAAAGAACCAGATAGACTAGCTTTTCAAGGGCTTGAGTCGAGTGAGCCTAGAATGCTACAACATGGCTTCGAAACTTATCTTATCGATGGTAATAACCTTGAGGTACATTTACCTGAGGGAACAGTACACCAGTTTGAACTTAAATTAGTAAACACTTACTATTCAGAACCAGAAGATTTAGACAATGACCTAGAGGAGGAAATAATACATGATCCATATTCAAGAGATGGGAGGGAAGGGTAATGCCTAAATATATTGTAACGACTTATGCAACCTGTGATTACCAATACGTTGTAAATGTAGACGAGGGTTGTTCTGAGGACAGTGCCGAACAAATGGTTTGGGATGATGGAATTCCTTTAAATGGAGGTGAGCCTACTAAGGTACACGACGAACAAGTTGCAGACGGTTGTGCTGTTTTATACGAAGATGGTGATGAAGAAAGTGCTATCCAAGGGTATACTGGACTTGTCGATGCCATACAAAACTGGCATACCAATCGTAATCTAATCGAGGGTAGTTCAGATAAAGATCAGATTGTAAAGTTAGTTGAAGAGTTTGGCGAACTATCTAGGTCTGTTATCCGTACCCCAAAAGTAACAGAAAAGTGGCTTAGTGAAAACGGCTACCCTGTATCACGAGACAATCTCCGTGATTCGATTGGCGATATGATCGTTGTCCTTATAAATATAGCTATGCGAAATGATTTATCCTTATACGAGTGTATAGCAAAAGCATACGATGAAATCAAAGATCGTAAGGGTAAAATGGTTAATGGTTCTTTTATTAAAGAGGAAGAAAATGAATAAAGTAAAAGGAAAAGAACGAATGCATAAAGATCCGAATAATTGTTGTAAATGTGGAGAAAAACTTAAAGGTGTAAACCATAGAAGAACAACACCTAAAATGTGCCCATCTTGTCGAGGTGACCAAGTCGGTGGTAATAGTGTCATAAGACAGATATATTTAGATGCACAAGATAATCCTACGGAACCAGCCGAAGACGAAATGTTTTTTGAAGATGACCCAAGAGCTGAAGAAGAAATAATGTATGGCAGAGTAAAAAGACAACCTTCCGTTCTTTCTTATGGAGTGTCCGAGTTAGCTGATATTATGGTTCCAAGTTTGACTAATCCTGCTTACAAACATAAAAAAGGGTCAGCCAGAAACGGCACTCGTTTTTCAATTAAAAAGGAGCATGAACAATGAACTGTTGGCATTGTAAAACTAAACTTATCTGGGGAGGTGACCACGATTTAGAAGAAGAAGATTATGAAGACTTTTGTATGTCTACTAATCTTAGCTGTCCTAAATGTGGCTCTCATATAGATGTTTATTTACCAAGACAAAAGGAGGAAGGAATGGAAGGATCAATAAAAAACGCATGGCTTGTAGAAGTCTATAGCCCCCAAGATGAAGTTTGGGATTTAGTAAGGGCATACCCATCTACAAAGTTGGTAACTATAAATAGTGCAATGATGCACCCAGACCAACAAGAAGATATTAATGAAGCAAGGGCTTGTTTACATTATACTCAGTTAAGTAAACAAGATACATTTACAGAATATCGTTGGCGATTTGGCTTTTTTAAAGCCTATAGTCCTGAGATGCACCAAAAAGAATGGACCTATAAGATCGTCTACGACCCAATTACTCAAAAGACTGAGGAGATTGAAGAGGATAGCAATATAGCTAGACCTTTTGATCCTCTTTACTTAGATAATAATGAGGAGAATTAGAAGAATGAGACTAGAGCCTTCATCATATTATAGAATAAGAATAACAAATAAAGGTAATGGTGGTTCATCATATATTGGATCATTCAAAACAAAAGAAGAAGCTCAAAAGAAGATAGAGCATGTACCAGCTTTTCAGCGAAACGATAACTTCTATTCATTACATATAGAGCAAATGAAAGACATGATACGGTACGAGTTTAGCGACTAAAAACATTACTTTGTACTTTTATTGCTTTTTTTGACGGGCTATACTTTAGTATAAGTTAAATTAAAGAAAGGAAGAAAATGTCGACATACCTAACAAAACAAAAAGATCGTAACTTAGTTCAGATTTCGAACAAAGAAACTATTAAAGACCTGCGAGATATCCAAGATATCTTATGTGCTGAGACAGGTTTAAACCTTAGTATACAAAACGTGGTAAACCACTTAATCAAAGAATACTTAAAAGAAAGATGAGTATTTGTAGATCATGTAACGAAGCTGAGGTTCCTTTACTTCGGCTTCGTCTAGGTTACAAAGTTTGTCTTAGCTGTGGAGAAAAAGATGCACGTCAGGTTGTGCATACAATAGTTCCTATGCATAAGTCAAATTATGTAGTAATATCAAACTATGACGAGTTAGTCAGCATCAATACAAAGGGAGGGTAACGATGGCTTGGAAACAACTTGAACAAGGTCACGGCTTTGGTTATATGGAATATTGGGATCCTGAAGATTGGGCACATCCCGAATATCCTAACGAAATTTTTCCAGAGGGTGGCGAGTATATGTCAGAAGAAGCAGCTCGTGGGTTATTAAAATTTCATGCCTTTAATGGTCGTCACATGGATGTTTATCAGTTTTTACATAAAGAAGAAGCTGATGGGTCAAGAAACCTTGGGGATGGTTCTACAGAGTATTGGGAAAAAGGTGATATATTATATAGTTATATCATTCACCACAGAGAAGAAACATGGAACTTTTTTAGATATAGAATGGAGGTATAAATGAAACATACGTGGAAGATAACATATCCTGATGGAGAAATCGAGTTTTGGCACGATTCCATCAGCGATGTTGTGCCAGAATTGGCTCGCCTACAAAAAATTCATAAGGGTGGTGTTAGTATCGATCTCCACCCTACTCAAATAGTAGAAGATTTGGAGGATAGTGATGCCAAAGTTACGAAACATTGACGTCTACCATAACCTTACGGTCAATGCACCAGAAGGATCTTATGAGTGGGCTAAGAAACTAGGGCAACAACACATTTGCCTAAATAAGGGTCAGTTTAAATCACAAACTTTATGTGGCAAGGCAATGCTCGGGAATAATTATGCAAAAGATATCCCGATCGCTTACAAAGTTCAGTGTTTAGACTGTCAAAAACTGCTTTATCGTATCAACCGAGATAAAGCATAAAAAAGGAGTTATGGGGCAATACTTTGTAATAGTAATCATAGTTTTTGCCCTATATACTTAATCTATAAGTTAAACTTAATCAACTAGAAAGGACGAAATAATGTCACATAATGTAGAAACAATGGCTTGGGCAAACGAAAAGCCTTGGCATAAATTAGGAGTCGAAGTTTCAGCCGACTTATCCCCAGAAGAAATGCAAAAAGCTGCACAGCTTGATTGGACCGTTTCTAAGCGACCAGCATATACTATCGATCAGCCCGAGTGGTCTGAAAACGTAGGTGTGATGAATGCCGATGGTCACCATTTTATAGTTCGTGATAGCGATAACCAAGTATTATCCGAGTGTGGAAATGGTTATATACCAATCCAAAACAGAGATATATTTGACTTCTTTGTGAAGTTTACCCAAGCAGGTCACATGAAAATGGAAACTGCAGGTTCACTTAGAGGTGGTAAAGAAATCTGGGGTTTAGCCAAACTTGCCGATGACTTTGAGTTAGCAGGAGGTGACGAAGTTAAAGGTTATCTTCTTATCAACCAACCACACGCTGTAGGAAAAGCAATGACAATCAAGTTTACACCGATTCGAGTTGTCTGTAATAATACACTAACTATGGCACTGAGAGGAGAAGGCACTGCACTTCGTATGCCACACGTCAAGGACTTTAATGCAGATGTTCGTGCTGCAGCAGAAGAAGCACTTGGTCTTAGTAGTCAAGCGATTGCCGACTTCAAAGAAAAAGCAGCCTTCTTAGCTTCACGTCAGTTCAAGCAAGAGTCCGTACTTAACTACATCGCAGAACTTTATCAGCCACAAATACTTGTCGATAAAGCCAAAGCGATTACTAGCGAAGAATTCGTTATGCAGGAGAAGTTCAACACTACTGCTAACCAAGTTCTTCAAAACATCGACCTAAGTCCAGGAGCCACAATGAAGTCTGCCAAGGGTACTTGGTGGGGTGCATTGAACGGAGTAACGTATCTCGAAGACCACCAGCGAAAAGGAACTGCTGTCGGGAACTCCCTTCATTCATCATGGTTTGGTGTTGGTGCCTCAAGAAAAGCTAAAGCATTAGACAAGGCTCTTGAATATGCAAATGTCTGATTATTCTTTTATGGAGTATGTCCAGTTCGCTCTGGACATCTTCATTCTAGTGGCTACTTGATAAGCCCTTCATCATCATATCTTTCTTACTTTCACCCCATAGTTTTTTTGCTATGGGGTTTTTCTTTGCTTGGTTGTACTCACTGACAGACTCGTTTGTAAAATACAGTAAATTAGAGTCAATCAATTAGCCCATAAAAAACATTATTTTGTAGTATAAATCGCTTTTTTGTCCGTTTATACTTTAAGTAAGTTAAATTTTAGAAAGGTAGAAAAAAATGTTTACAGAACTACACACTACAATGTTTTCACACTATGGGGAAGATCTACCAAGATCCTATTCCTCTATTGACCAGCTTTGTTATAAATTGGGAGAAGATCCATATTGTTATAATCCTGAGTCTATTGCTGATCAAATTGATAAAGATCTAGAAATTGAAATTGCTCGTGAAGACTCTAAAAGAGTCGCTGAATTGCAAGCTATGTTAAGAGAGGTGAACTAATGTATGCACTTTATGCTTGTCGTGATGAATTCTCAAATGTCTTCTTGCGTACCTTTCCTCGTCTGGGTATGATGTGTTCGGATACTATTGAACTTGGGTCGGGTACTTATGATTGTTCCTTTCCTGAGTTCCCTGAGGCTTTCGAACCATTCGCCTTTAACCTTAAAAATGGTAGCGTGTACCACTTCGCTGATGAATGGAGTCTCGTTTTAGATGAAGCCGAACTCGATCGCTTCTTTGCTTCGTTCTATCGCTACACTAAAAATACACACATACACATTTAATATATATTGGGGCATTTTGTCCCAATGTTCTTTTAAAACACTTTGCTTGTCTGAGTGAAGTAAAGTACCGTCATAATGTCATAATGTCATAAGTTCGTTTGTAATGCTCTGTAGACCTTGAATCATGGTTATGAGATTTGTATTTACAATATCATATATGTAATGATAGATAATGGGTCGGGAAGTTTGTTTTCTGTTTTTGTTTATATAACTCACTGTATATTGTTATTGCGTAGGGTTAGATTTGGTGTTATGCTATCTCTGAAAGAAAGAAAAGGAGAATCAAATGAGAGACCTTGTGTACACTCCGTTAACGCCATCAGATTGTGGCAATTACTGGGTAACGTCAGACGGTAAGAGACATCGTCCACTACTTCCAAAGCATAAAAAGTTTTGTAGACTCTATGTAGAGGGAATGTCTGGTGCCGCAGCAGCACGAAAATCAGGATTTACAAAGAACATGATTGGCTCGAAAGTTCAAGGTTCTGCAATGTTGCGAACAAATCCATTAGTCGCAAACTTCATTGTTGAGCTTTTGGATAAGCAGAGAGAACGAGCTGATGTGTCGATTGGTTCACATCTAACAGAATTATCCCATTTGCGTGATGAAGCGAAGGATACAGGGCAAATTGCTGCAGCCATCTCAGCCGAGGTCAATCGAGGTAAGGTCGCAGGACTCTATATTGATCGCAAGGAGGTTTTGGTGTCAAAGGTTGAAACAATGAGTTCGGAAGACTTGATATCCAGGATAGAGCAATTAATCGACGGCAGCAACATGAAAGTAGTGGACCATGTATCAGACGGAGAAGAACCTATATCAAGCGATGAAGAAGAACTTGTCGAGAGTACATTGGCAGCGAATTGAGACAGGAGCAATATCAACAGGTGTTCCTGATGTCAATGGTTGTTTTGGAGGATCAGACTTTTGGGTTGAATTGAAGATAGGCAAGGTAGAGTCAATCAAACTATCAGCACAGCAATGTGCATGGCACATGAGGAGAGCTTCATCAGGTGGAGTTACTTGGATATTTGCCAGCGACCCTTCATCACGTCAACTTTGGCTCATCTCTGGGAATCAATCAATCAATCTAAGAAATAGAGAGGTGAATTCATCACTATCAGTTCATCATTATAGTCAACCATATGATTGGAAAGCGATTTTGAAACAGCTTTGTTTGATTGACCGATTGACTGACTGAGTGTTTGACTGACTCGTTCTTATAGTAGAATTGACGTCATAAAATAACATAAAATAACAGTATACTTACAGGAACTTGTTATATACTATATAATGATAGTTCGAAATTAATCGGCTATATAGAAAGTAGAAAGGTCCATTAAAATGGCAAAAGCTCAAAAGAAGATCAACACTTCGAAGTCTGTTGAAAAAGTAGAAGCTCCAAAGTTGGCAGTAGTATCACCCGTTGGAAACTCTGGGATACCTCGTCCAGCTAAGTCAGGCTTCGATACTCGCAAAGTTACATTATTGACAAAGGTTATCGAAAATCGTAAGATAGCTAGTCAAGCGATGATTATCTTGAATACTCTCGAGATTCTTGGTGGCTCTGCTACTCAAAAAGATATCGTTGATAATCTTGTCGAAAATGGTCTTGCGACTGTACAAACTCCAAAACGTATCTATGATTTCTATCGTAAGATGCTGGTTGAAGCTGATTACATTTCGCTTGACTAACCTAACTTTGAAAGCAGCTTCGGCTGCTTTCATTTTGCTCTTGCCCCTGTTTGACTGATTGACTGACCAGTCATCATCAGACCCTTCATCATCATACTTACTCACACTAACACTTTAAACTTTTGAATTTGAAAAGGATTGACTGAACTCTCTGTATTGTCTGTTTGACTGACTGACTGACTGACTCGAACCATACAGAAAAAGCATAATAAACCATTATTAAACAGCTTTTTGTTAGGTTATATTTACTTATAAATTAA